TGAATTGTTGTTGCGCCACACGAACTACCGCTACTGCGAAACGGACGAGCAGCGTGAGCAATGGGAACAGGCAGTGCGAGCCAAGTGGATTGACTTTAATGGTGGGGGTTGGACGTGGCATGGGATGGCTGGCGCGTTTGTAGGCTGGCGGCCTTTGCCTTCTAACGCAAAGGTAAGCGGTGAGCCGGAGCGCAGCGTAGGCGAGTCCGCTTGACCGCCGAGTTAGGACTGGAGGCATCATGCAGATTTGGGAACAGGCGCAACCGATCGATGGATGGAACATGACAAAGGACGGAATCCCTGAGCCGGGTACTGAGGTGGAGATTCTGCACTTCGGCAACTGGCAGGGATCGCAGATTCACGACACAGCGACCACCGATCAATGGGGCATCTGCCCGCACGCCAAAGACGGTGGTCACGGCAAGCGAAGCACGGTGACGCACTGGCGGTATGTGAGCTCTAACTTAAAGTAGACATCAATTTTGATGTGTATTCTGTTTGTCGCGGCGCACAAAATATCATACCGTTCAATGTAGATGACCAGCCTTCCCATTGACATCCTCCAGACCCTGGCCGACCCCTACTGGCGCCTCTACAACCTTTACCGGATCATGGTGAAGGGCGACGAGGGCGAGCAGGATCTGGTGGTGGACTTCGCGCCAAATCGGGCGCAGACCGAGTTGCTGGACAGTTTGCATGGGCGCGACCTCGTGCTTAAAGCCAGGCAGCTTGGCTTCACGACGTTGAGCGCCATCCTCTGGCTGGATACCGCGCTGTTCACCGCCAACATGCGCTGCGGCATCATCGCCCAGGATCAAGGCGCCGCCGAGGTGATCTTCCGCGACAAGGTGCGCTATGGCTACGAGCACATTGGCGAGCGGTTGGGCCTGTCGCCATCCGGGGAATCCTGGAATGAGGTACTGAAGCGGGCCATGCCGCTGGCTCGGGATTCGGCCTCGGAACTCCTGTTCGACCACAACAACAGCAGCATCCGCGTGGCCACGTCCATGCGCTCTGGAACAATTCACCGGCTTCACGTGAGCGAATATGGAAAGATTTGCGCCAAGTACCCGGACAAGGCGCGCGAGGTCATCACGGGCTCGATTCCGGCCGTGCCGCTGGACGGTATCGTCATCATCGAGTCCACCGCCGAGGGCCAGGACGGGGACTTCTACAAGAAGGTGCAGCGCGCCCTGGCCGCCCAGCAGGAGGGGCGAGAGCTGTCGCGCAAGGATTTCAGGCTCCATTTCTTCCCGTGGTGGGCCGAGCCTGGATACTCCCTGCCCGATGATGCGATTCCGTTGGTTCCGATCACGGAGAAGGACAGGAAATACTTCGCCGCCCTTGAGGCGAAGATCGGCCGCGAACTGTCGGCCGGGCAGAAGGCCTGGTACGTGGCGACGCGGGAATCCGACTTCTCGGGCGAGGACGAGAAGATGTGGCAGGAATACCCGGGCACGCCGGAAGAGGCCTTCCAGGTATCGACCGAGGGTGTCTATTACGCCGAGCAACTGGCGAATGCGCGCAAGGGTGGCCGCATCTGCCGCGTGCCTTATGTCGATGTGCCGGTGAACACGTTCTGGGACGTGGGGCGGTCGGATTCGACGGCAATCTGGTTCCATCAGCAGTTGGGGCCGGAGCACCGCTTCATCCGCTACCACGAGGACAGCGGCCAGACCCTGGGCACGTACATGAAGTATCTCCAGGACACGGGCTACGTGTTTGGCAAGCATTACCTGCCCCATGACGCGGCCCACAAGCGCCTGTCGAATTCGAACAAGTCCATCGAGGAAATGCTGGTGGACCTGGGCATTCCTTCCTCGGACATCATCATCGTGGACCGCATCTCGGACGAGCAGGTGGGCATTCAGCAGACGCGCAAGGCGTTCCCGTCCTGCTGGTTCGATGAGGTTGGGTGCGCGCAGGGGTTGCAACGTCTGGGAGGGTTCAAGCGGGCGTGGAACAAGACCACCGGGGCCTGGCGCAATGAGCCGGCGGAAAACGGTTGCGAGCACGGGGCCGATGCCTTCCGCCAGTTCGGCCAGGCGCTGGACACGGGGCAGTATCGGGGATCTTCGGGAAATTCGGGCGCGCAGAAGATCAAGCGGCGCGGGTCTGGGATGGCGGCATGAGGAATAACATGAATAAATCCGATTTATTGTTATTGCTAGACGAAAAAGAAAAAGAGATAAAGCGGCTTATAAATAGGCTTGCTGAATCAGTTATTAGGGAAGAACAGGCAGTAACGGTTTTACAAAAACAAAGGAAAAGATTTAGGGATGTATTAAATAAAAAAGAACTAAAAATCAATGAATTAAATATAGAAATAAATGGATTTATATTAAGGGAGCAACGACATGGCTAGGCGAACGGCGCGGCCTTCCTCGGCGCCACGAAAGGAAAGACATGACCAAGAGATACATCGGCACCAAGATTGTCACGGCATTCCCGCAGCACGACCCAGCCACCATGGAATCCGGCTATGGCGTCATTTACGAAGACGGCTACCAGTCATGGAGCCCAGCACGTGCGTTCGATCCGGCCTACCGCGCCATCGAGGGCGACAACCAGGCCCTGACCTTCGGCGACGCCCTGCACATGCTTAAGCTGGGCAAGCGGGTGGCCAGGACAGGGTGGAACGGAAAAGGAATGTGGCTCGCCATGTCTCCTGGGAATCCAGGACTTCCCGCCGACAAATTCTGGGCCGGACCGAACCGTGAGTATGCGGAAAGCATTGGCGGGCAAGCACCAGTTCACCCATGCATCACTATGAAGACGGCGGATGGTGGCGTGCTTATGGGTTGGCTCGCCAGCCAGACCGACATGCTGGCCGAAGACTGGATGGTGCTGCCATGAGCACTGACCACGACATCGAGCAGGAAATCCAGGCCAAAGGCCTGACCGCTCCGCGCGTTACGCCGGCCGACATCGAGGCGAACATCGAAAGCGAGCACTACTTCACGGCAGACCAGGCCGTCAGCGGCTTCAACAGCGACATGGTTGACCGCTTCCTTTGCTGGAAGCTGCCGGCTGACTTCGCACCCGACGCCGGAATCTCGTTCAAGGCGGCCTACGAGCACGACAGCCCTCACTGGCCTAGCGGTACGAACCTGCTGCACGCCGGCCAGGCGAAGGAAATGCTTCAGTATATTGCTGGCGGCGCACCGGTTATGCCTGGACTCAAGCTTCTTACCTTCTGCGTCCTCGTCCTCAATAACGGCTTCACCGTCACCGGAGAGTCCGCCTGCGCCAGTCCGGAGAACTTCGACGCCGAAGTGGGCCGCAAGATCGCCAGGGCCAACGCCATCAACAAGATCTGGCCGCTCATGGGCTACGCCCTCAAGGAGCAGTTGCACGCCAGGGAAATGGCGATACAGCCACCGTTGACGGGAAGCCAAGTTGCCGGCTGAAGTAATCGACCTCGCCGCCGCCCGCCTGGAACGCGAGCCGCATGCAACCGGGCTGGCCGTCTGCTTGGACTGCAAGCACGAATGGCAGGCGGTAGCTCCGGCAGACATCCAATGGCTGGAATGCCCATCCTGCGGACTGGTGCGCGGCCGGTTCAAGTTTCAGTTCGAGAAAGACTGCAAGCACTGGGTATGCAACTGCGGCAACGACCTGTTCCATGTCACGCCGGAAGGGACGTATTGCCCGAATTGTGGCGAATGGCATGTGTTCGATGATTGAATCTGGATAGTTCGCCATGCGTGGCAAATTCCCCCCGTCAATTCGCAGGGGAATCTGTCTTGGGCACCGTCAGCATCGATACGCGCAAGGCGCATCTGGTCCGCCAGCACCGTGACATCACGGCCATCTACACCTGGATCAACGATGAACGCGCCATGGTCCTGTGCGCCACCTACCGCAAGGGCTCGCCCTGGTATGTGGTCATGGAGTCGGCCGCCTACAAGTACGACGACCCGCGCTACCTGGCGCGCCAAGCCGCCATCGCCGCCGGTGTGCTAGACATGGACGAGACGACCAGCACCTGGTCGCGCATCGCGTCCATCATCCATGAAGGCCTGCCCGACCTGATCCGCATGCCCGGGGCGCCGGACCCGGAGTTCTACCGGGAATCCCTGGGCACCATCGAACTGCGCGCCAACGGTGAGCGCATCGGCGGGACCGAGGTCCGGCTTGAGAAGGATGCCGCCATGGAGTTCGTGCAGTGATGCCGATACCTTGCGCCATCTACCGCCAACATCTTGCCGACGAGATCGCCGTCGAACGGCGTGTATTTATCGAGATTTCCGGAAAAGCTTGTATCCATAAGTCTGTTTTCCGTGATCAGGATTTGGCAAGAAGCCACCTTCGTGAGTTGACTGATTTGCGCGGAACACCACGTTTCAAGGCGTATGTCCGAGATCTTTCGGAACGCAGAAGTGCCGCAATTGCTTCCGCGTTCGGCCCTCAATGGTGCTGCCATGCCGAATAACGTCTTCGAAGTCGGCCGGCGCTCGGGGCGCGCTCCCGGTGACCAGTACATGGATTCCATCGCGGCGAGCACGGCACTGGCCGAGGTGAAGGATCACCCGCTCGACGGCGAGGCGGCGCGAAAACTGCATCGCCAGCTCATGGAGTGGTACTTCCAGGAGCGCGACAAGCAATCCGCCAACCGCATGGAGATGGAAACCGACGCGGGGTTCTACGACAACAAGCAGTGGGACGAGGAGGATGCCCAGCTTGTGCGCGAGCGCGGCCAGGTTCCCCTGGTCTACAACGAGATCGCGCCGATGATCGACTGGCTGATCGGCACGGAACGCCGCACCCGGGTCGATTGGCGCGTGCTGCCCCGCGCTGAGGACGATACCAAGTCCGCCGACGTGAAGACCAAGGTGCTCAAGTACGTATCGGACATGAACCGCGTGCCGTTCAAGCGGTCAGCCGCCTTCTCGGATTCCGCCAAGGTTGGGGTGGGCTGGATCGAGGACGGCGCCCGCGACGACCCGACCGAGGACATCCTGTACAGCCGGCATGAGGATTGGCGCTGCATCCTGTGGGATTCGGCGAGCCGCGAGCTGGATCTGTCCGATGCGCGCTACCTGTTCCGCTGGCGCTGGGTGGATGAGGACATCGCCGTGATGATGTTCCCGGAGCGTACCGATCAGATTCGCCGGGCCTGCAATGGCGACCCGGCCGATGAATCCAGCATGGACGACTGGTATCTGGGCAACCCCATCGCCGGAAGCGGCACACTGGCCGGCGTGCAAACCGACTTCACCGGTACACAACGGCGCCGCGTGCGCCTGATCGAGTGCCAGTACCGCATGCCGGTGAAATCCCAGGTGGTGGCAAACGGACCCATGAAGGGCGCCTACCTGAACCCGCAGGATGCGCGCTTGATGGAAGTGGTGCAGGCCCACGGTTCCAGCATCGTGGACCGGATCACCATGCGCGTGCACTTCGCCGTGATGACGGAAACCGCCATGCTGACCATGGCGCAGTCAGCCTACCGCCACAACCGCTTCACGCTGACGCCGATCTGGTTCTACCGAGACAACAAGACCCGGCTTCCCTACGGCGCCATCCGCCGCGTGCGCGACATCAACCAGGATTTAAACAAACGCGCTTCCAAGGCATTGTTCTTGCTGAACACAAACCAGGTCATCGCCGACGATGGCGCGGTGGAAGACGTGAACGTGGCGCGGGAAGAGGTGGACCGGCCGGATGGCTGGATCACGAAGAAGGCCGGCAAGGAATTCATCATCCGCCGCGACTCCGAGGCGGCCAACGGCCAGCAGGAGATCATGCAGATGCAGGCCGGCCGCATCCAGAACTCGGTCGGCATCAACAACGAGAACCTGGGCCGGCAGTCCAATGCGGAATCCGGCGAGGCAATCAAGGCGCGCCAGTTGCAGGGCTCGGTTTCCACCACGGAACCGTTCGACAACCTGCGCCTGGCCGTCCAGGTCCAGGGCGAGAAGCAGCTTTCCCTGGCCGAGCAGTTCTACACCGAGGAAAAGGTGATCCGCCTGACCGGCCAGAAGGGCCGCATCGAGTGGGTGAAGATCAACCAGCCCGAGCGCCAGGTTGATGGCTCGGTGCGCTACCTGAACGACATCACCGAATCCAAGGCGGATTTTGTGGTGTCCGAGGCGGACTTCGCCGGCACCTTGCGCCAGGTCATGTTCGACGGCATCGCCAATATGGCCGCGAAACTGCCGCCGGAGATTTCTATCCGCCTGTTCCTGATCGCCATGGAGTTCTCTGATCTGCCCAACAAGGACGACATCGCCGACGCCATCCGCAAAGTTATCGGCGAGCGCGACCCGGACAAGGAAATGACGCCGGAAGAGGCCGCCCAGGCCGAGCAGCAGGCTCAACAGCAGGCCGAGATCGTGCAGATGCAGCGCGAGCAGGCCATCCTGGCGCTGGA